GGCTCCAGACGGGCGTGATCGACCTCAAGGAATACCGTCGTCGCCAGATGTTTGCGATGGCGAAGGACATCGGGACGCCCGACGAAGATCAAGAGGCGCGAGCCAAGCGTGTCGCTGATGCGATCCGCTCTGGCGAACTCGTGCCCGATATGCGCTGGCAGGACAACGAAGCGATCCACCAAGATGTGTTGGAGCGCGAGATCCTGCTGCAAGACGACTTGTCGCCGGAGATCATCCAAGCCGCGCAAGAGCGGTGGATGGCCTTGGCGAATCAAGCCACGCAGAAACAGGGAGGGATGCCACCGCAGGGCGGCGCACCCGCCCCTGCTCCTGCCGGTGTGGGGCCAGCCGCAAGTGTGCCCGCCATTTCCCCCGGACAGATGCCGCTGGCGTCTGGGAACCCCCCAATCGGTGTTGTTGGGATGCTCCAGCAGCAGTTGACGGGAACCCCAGAAGCGGAACAGGCCGCGCAAGCTGCCGATGCCCTGTCGGGTCAACCCTAAGAGGATCTTGTGGATATTTCCGAAGCGATTGCCAGTGCGGTAGACTCTGCGCTGCCTCCCACCACTCCCGACGTAGACGACACGGAAGCCCTCGTGACGGACACGCCGGAAGTGGAGGCGGCACCAGACATCGACCCCACGACCGACGCAGACGAAGCGGTAACGTCTTCCGACGACGAGACAGCAAACGAAGCAGCCGTCGAACTCCCAGAAGGGTATGTCGCGGTCCCCGTGGTGAAGGATGCGCTGGCGACCGAGTTCACCCTCAAGGACGCGGAAGGCGAAGTCGAAATCCCCGATCTGGTCGTAGAGTACAAGGCCAACGGAAAGGTGCGGCAGGACCGGCTTGACCAAGTGGTGAAGCTCGCACAGTGGGGCGTGTACAACGCCGAGCGCGAACAGCAGATCAAGCAGGTGGAACAGCAAGCGCAACTCACGCAGCAGGAGTTGGAGCAGTACGCGACCGTGTTGCAGGAGCGCGAAGCGCAGATCGAACGACTGCTCACGGACGAAGACTTCTTGTATGCCGTGCGTGAAGCGTATGAAGTAGAGAACTCGCCGGAGAAACGTGCCGAGCGAGCGATGCGGGAAACAGAAAACTTGCGCGTTCAGTACCAGATGGCCGATATTGAACGCAGTGGGGCGCAGTTCTACGAGAGCGAAGTGTCGCCAGCCATCGACATGATTGTGACTGCACTGCCGACAATCGCTCCAGACGAACTGTTAGAACGGTTTACTTACGCGATGCAAGCGCACGTCGAGGTGGCTCCCAATGGGCAGCCATACATTCCGGCGTCACGTTACGATGCGGTGCGGAAGTACATCGTGGATGACTTGGCATCATGGGCGCAATTCCAGCATAGCCGTCGTGCCCAGCCCGTTGCGCCTTCGCCCGTACAAGCGAAGGAGAGCAAGGAACTGGAGCGAGCGCGTGTGGACGCACAGAAGGCCAAGCGGGTGGTCGGTCAGGCCACCAAGCCTATTGGACGCTCTGGCGGAACATCGACAGAGAAGCCACGGGCATCACGAATTGCTTCGGTTGACGATGCGGTGTCCAGTGCGCTGGACGAAGTGTTGTCATCCATCCGGTAACTCACTCTCGTAACAGGTACTAACTTATGCCGAATCCTACGGTTATTACGGATGCGGAACTTACTGGCCTCCTGAAGAACGTCTACAGCCAGTTCCGCGAGAAGGTGCAGAACCTCGTGACCCCGCTGCTCGCGCAGCTTGAGAAGGGTCGCGCTGGCGGTCCCCGCAACATGCGCTGGGGCGGTAACAACGTGTTCTTTGACGTCGTGGTTGGCCGTCCGGCTGGCGCGACGTTCTCGTCCGCTGGCTACTTCCCGCCCGACACCACGGCGCAGGAAGTGCAGGGTAACGTTGGTGTCGTCCGCGCCTACACGACCCGTCAGATCGACGGGCTGGCGTTCGTCGGCACCCAGAGCAAGGACGCGGCCTTCACGACCATCGCCAAGAAGACGATGGAAGAAATCAAGGACGCCTCCTCGCTGCTCATGCAGCAGGCCTTGCACAACAAGCAGGACGGTATCGTGGCGCTCATTGGCTCCGTGACTAGCACCACGGAAATCGTCGTGTCCTCGCCCTATGGCGTGGCGTCGGCGGGTCAGGGGTCGCTCCTCCTCTCGGTGGGCGACTACATCGCGGTGCTGGACACCTCCTCGTCCAACGCCGTGCTGGGTCGTTCGGCGATCACCGCCATCAGCAACAGCGGCGACAACGCCACGCTGACGCTGGGCACGGCCATCTCCAGCATGGCTGCGACGGACAAGATCGTGAAGGCGACGGCGAGCGACACCTCGTTCAACGCCGCCATGAACGGTCTGATCAACATCACGAACCGTGGCGGGGCGTATGCTTCGCTGCACAATGTGTCGGCCAGCACCTACAGCATTTGGGATGCGACCCGACTGGTGGCGGGGACCGATACGCCGGACGCGAACACCCCGACCGAATCGGACATCTGGGATCTCATTCAGAAGATCTCGGGTCGTTCCGGTAAGGACGCGATGACCCGTCCGAAGGACTTCCTCCTCATGACGACCCCGGGCCTTGCCAAGAAGCTCATGGAGAGCATGGTCGGCCAGCGTCGGTTCACGGCGAGCGAGTTCAGCACGACGATCAAGGGCGGCTACAAGGCCATTGAAGTCTGCGGTATCCCGTGCGTGACGGACTACTACGTTCCGGCTGGCACCATCTATCTCCTCCACCTCCCGTCGCTGGCGTGGGTGGACGCGAAGGATTGGGGCTTCGTCGAGTTCGAGGGTGCGGGTCCGTGGCGCTGGATTCAGGGCCGCGATGCGTTCGAGACGACCTACGGCTGGTACGGCAACCTTGCCTGCCTTGCCCGTAACGCTCACGGCAGCATCACGGGCTACACCGACACGGCGCGTTACAGCCATGTCTAAGTAATGGATCGGGGGGCGGCTCACTCTGGGTCGCTCCCCATCCATGCCCTTGATCCCATCGGAGACTTACATGAGCGTAGGCAATATCTTTGCGCCGTTGCCGGGTCGGTTTGGGGTGTTCCCCAACCTGCTGGCTGGTCGCTGCGATGCGGCCATTGGCAACAACACCACGACCACCTACAGCTTTGGTGGTCATCCTGCGGTATGCCTCATCAACCGCGCCGTCGTGTCTGCTGGCACGGTTCCGGCTTCGACGAGCGGGACGATTCTTGGCGTGTTGCAGAAGTACGATGCGTCGGCTGACGCAGCGGTGGCGCTGACGGGCAACGTCGATCTGGAGGCGCTGGTCGCGCACGAAGGAACGGCGGTGACGCTGCTCACCACGCTGACGGACGCGCAGAAGACGCTGGACGTTGGCGATACGGTGCGCTTTGTCGTGACGACGAACAACACCGTGACGACGGCGGCAGTGGATTTGCAGGTCAACGTCGAGCTGCTGGTGCAGGGCTAGTGACATCTCCGGTCGTTCTCTTGAACGCCCTTGGCTCTCCTGAGCCGTCGCCCACGATTGAGCGGCGGCTTCGGGAGATCCATTCGGGCCTCCATCTCCGATTCGTCCAAGGCGCATGGGGTGTGTGCCTGACATGGACGGACGACGATACGCGGCGGCAGTGGATTCAGAACGAGTCCTACAGTCCCGCCCAAGCGTATGACATCATTGGCTACCTGCCGATGGACTGTCCCCCCGACTCTGCGCCGGGGTATTTGTCCAAGATGTTCCGCGAGTTCCCTCGCACCGATGTAAACCGGATGCTTGATGCGCTCGACGCCTTCAACGCGCAGCCAGCACAGGCGGCGGTGGAAGCGGCGATTGCCGAAGTGTTGGATGGCGCAGACCCGTCTGGCACCGCCAAGCGCGGTCGTGGTCGCCCCCGCAAGAACTCCTAAGAGACTGTCATGCCATCAGTTACCCTCCAGCAACTTGTCACGGACACACGCGAGTACATGGACGCGGTGGGATCTACGCGCTGGTCGGATAACACGATCAAGACGGTACTCAACAACGTGTTTGACAACGAGTGGTCGAACATCCTGAACGCTGCGCCGTACTACACCTTCGGGTTGCGGCAGGTGACGACGGATGTGAACGGCCAGTTTACGTTTGCCTCCCTCAACGCAGGGTCGGGCGACACGCAGCAGAACTTCTATCGCGTCATGTCGGTCAGCGACGGCAACGTGCTGTACGACCAGACGCGATTCCAAGATGTGCCGCTGGCGACGACGACGAACTATCTGCCGACCTACCCGCGCCTGTACTACATCATCGGGCAGGGGGTCCAGATCCTTCCTGTCGCCTCTGGCACGGGGCTGTACGTCGGGGTGAACTACAAGCCGACCGCGCTGCTGGATCTTGCCAGCGATACGTCGGTCGTGGATTACCCCGACAACTGCCACCTCATTCTTGTCTGGAACGCGGCGGCGCAGTTGCTCCTCAAGGGCGGCACGGAAGCGGCAGCGGCAGCGAACCTCAAGGCGCTGGCCGATGACGACCGCAAGACGCTGCTGGACGACATTCGCCGCTACACGATCAACCCGACGCGCATGGCCTACCCCGACCAGAAGTATGACTGGAGCGGCGGCTAATGGCGGCGGGGCGCGAGAAGGTCGTTGACCAGCAACCCAAGTTTGACGGGGGGTTGAACAATGTGTCCGATGACGCCGCGCTGCTCCCGAACCAGTTGCGTCGGGCTGACAATGCGCGGCTGACGGACTACGGGGCGATCACGAAGCGCGGGGGCACCAAGCGGACCTCGACGAGTCCCCTTGCCAGTGCCGCCGTGCTGAACGGCTACACATGGCGCAAGGACGGCGGGACGCAGCAGTTGATGGCGGTCTGCAACGGGACGCTCTACACCTCCACGTTCAGCGCCACCTACCCGTGGACATGGGTTGCGCAGTCTGGAAGCCTGTCCACGACGGTCCCGCCCTCGTTTGCCCAGTTCCAGAATGGCAGCGCCGATGTGGTCTATATCGCAGACGGCGGGACGCTCAACGTCTGGACGGGCAGTGCGCTCAACACCAACCTCGCTGGCACGATTGCGGTGGAAACCATCGTCGTGCATAACGAGCGGCTATGGGGGTGCGGCAACAGCACCTTCCCCGATTCGATCTTCTACTCGGCGCTGAACAACGGTGATACGTTGGGCGTGGGCGCGTCAGGCGGTGGGCAGATCATTGTCCGCACGTTCTCCGACGAAACCGTGGTCGGCCTCGCGTCAATCAATACCTCGCTCTTGATCTTCCACCGGCGCGGTATCTCGCGCTTGACGGGCTACGGGCAGGACGACATCAACGTGGCCCCGCAAGGCTTGACGGCAGATGTCGGAACCATCGCGCCCAAGTCCATCGTCAGCATCGGCAACCTTGGCTTCTTCATCTCGGAGCGCGGGTTGTTCCGCTGCAACGAGGCGGAGGTGGCTCCGGTCGGCACGGTCGATACGCCAGACCCGACGCTGGCAATTATCCGCAGCCTGTCGGCCAGCGACTTTGCCAACATCCGCGCCACGTTCAATCGGGCCACCCGCGAGCTGCTGATTAGCTTCCCGAACTACGGCGTGTTCGCGTACCACACGATCCTGCAAGCGTGGACCGGCCCGTGGGATACGGGCTATGTCTCGCCCTCCACGACCGCCCTGTTCGACTCGGTGGACTCCAACGGCCTCCCCGCCACCCTCAAGGGCGATGCGGACGGGTATGTGACGGTCTGCGATGCCAGCGGGGTGTTCGTGGACAACCAGTTGGCGGACGGGACGGGCGGCACCACCTACACGCTGACGGCGCAGATGCACCGCCTCTACTGCGGCGATGATGCGCTCGCCAAGTCGCTGCGCTGGGGCTACCTCACCGCCCAGCTCAAGGGGTCGCTGTCCACCAGCGTCACATGGAGTACGGAAACGGACGCGGGAGCCTACACCCTGCCGACCGACTTTTCGAGCGCCGGTATCTGGGGCGCAGGAACGTGGGGGTCAGGAACGTGGGGCGGGGCCAGCAGCCGCAACTATCGTATTCCTATGGGCGGAACGGGCTATTATGTCGATATGTACATCATCGACTCGGGCACCGCTGCGCCGATCTTTAGTCGGTTCCAGTTGGAAACCTTTGCGCTGGGGAGGCGCTAATGGGACAAACGGTTGGGCAACACGGCGTTGCCGCCTTTACCAACCCATCGAACGGCGACCCGCTCAACGCCACGGTGGTCAAGGCCAACGACAATACAGTACGCAGCGCCTACGTCGATCACGACAACGACGGCGGCATCCACCTCCAGTCCTCCACGCTGGCTACTCGCCCCGTGGCAGGGTCGGCGGGGCGCAAGTGGCTCACGACCGATACGGGGTCGGTCAAGCTCTGGTTTGACACCGGCTCGGCGTGGGAGGAGATCAGCTATCTCAATAGCTCGTCAAACCTGAACGCCAGCAACCTGAGCAGCGGGACGGTGCCCGACGCACGGTTCCCCTCGGTCCTGCCAGCGGTCAGTGGTGCGAACCTGACCAACATCCCCGCTGGGGCGGCAGGGACGCTGACGGGGACCACGCTGGCCTCCAATGTCGTCACCTCCTCGCTGACCACCGTGGGGACGCTGACGGGCCTCACGCTGGGCGGCACGGCGAACTTGCAGGACAACACCTTGCAGCGCCCGACCCTCCGAGACTACGGGGAAACCCGCACCGCGCCGACCATCTCCACCGGCACCTTGACGTTGAACTTGGAGAACGGCAATGTCTTTGAGGTGTCGCTGAACGCCAACGTGACCACGCTGACGATTAGCAATCCTCCGGCCAGCGGGACGGCAGGATCGTTCACGCTCAAGCTGCAAGCGGACGGCACGGCCCGGACGATCACATGGGGCGCGGCAGTCAAGTGGCCCGGTGGGACGGCCCCGACGCTGACATCCACCAACAACAAGGTGGATGTGCTGGTGTTCGTGACGATGGACGCAGGGACGACATGGTACGGCTTCGTTGCTGGACAAAACTTGTAACCACTGAGAGATGACCTATGGCTTCGTTTAACAAGTTCAACGCCTTCGTCGAAGCGGTCGCGGAAAAGAAGCACAACCTCGGCTCCGACACGCTCAAGATCATGTTGACCAACACCGCGCCGTCGTCGGCCAATAGCGTGAAGGCGGACATCACGGAGATCTCGGCGGGCAACGGCTACACCGCTGGTGGCGCGACCGTCACCATCACCTCGTCGGCGCAGTCGAGCGGCTTGTACAAGCTGGTCGGCAACGATGTGGTGTTCACGGCCACGGGTGCGGTGGGTCCGCTTCGTTACGCCGTTTTCTACAACAGCACGGCAACCAACCAGGACCTTATTGGCTGGTGGGATTACGGGTCGAGCGTGACGCTGGCTTCGGGCGATACCTTCACGGTGGACTTTGACGCCACGAACGGCATCCTCCAGTTGTCCTAAGTTCTCTCTCTGACAGGACCGCCTTATGCCAGCATTAGCAGATCGCGTCAAAGAAAGTACGACAACCACTGGCACCGGAACGCTGACGCTTGACGGCGCAGCCACAGGCTTCCAGTCGTTCACGACCGCGTTCGGCAATGGCGTATCGGTCTATTACGTCATTGCTGGCGGGAGTGAGTGGGAGGTCGGGATCGGCACGACCGGCGCAGGGACGCTTTCACGGGACACCGTGTTGCAGTCCTCCAACGCAGACGCCAAGGTGGTGTTCTCGGCGGGGACTAAGGATGTCTTCTGTTCCTATGTCGCGGATCGTGCCGTCACGACGGTCGATGCCGTCACGCTGACGAACAAGACGATCAGCGGGGCCAGCAACACGCTGTCCAACATTGGCAACGCTGCGCTGACCAATAGCAGCGTGACGGTCAACGGCACCGCGATTGCCCTTGGCGCAAGCGGGACGGTGGCAGCGGCGGCTGGCACACTAACGGGCGCAACGCTTGCCAGTGGTGTTACGGCGTCCTCGCTGACCAGCGTGGGCACCCTTACGGCGCTGACGTTGGGCGGTACGGTGTCGATGGCGGATAACGTCATCAGCCGTCCGCGCTTTACGGACTACGCCGAGACGTACACCACGCCAGCGATTAGCAGCAACACGCTGACGCTGAACTTGGAAAACG